GTTGTAATCAGGCATCCGAGTGCCGCGAAGTTGAGGCTTGTAATTGCCGGCACGATATTCTTTGTATTCTTCGAACGTCTTTGGTTTTAAGCCATTGCTCTTGCAAAACCTACAATCTTCGAGCCAAGCCAGACCAATTTTGGTGTACTTTGACGTCGTCATTTTAGACTTACGCTTGCCATGATGAGTGGTCGTATAAGCAGGACCAAGAAGATGCATTGTCATAATATAATTTCCTTCAGATTCTGGTATACAACGATATCGATTAATTGTACATGTTTATTTTTAGTTGTCAAAAATAGTCGATATGCGAGACATGAGTCTAACGAATTTTAGACGAGGTTTTTTGTTAAGGATAATATCGTCGACGGTTGGGGCGACGAAGTGGTTTTTGTAAAGGACGATCGAATATTCGAGAGTCGGATTTTGATTGATAAAATCGACGAGAAGTTGAATGGTAGGGAATTTAGGCGAAGAGGTATCGAGGTTGTTGTTAAGGCGATCGAAATATTGAATATTGTACATGTTTATTTTCTTTCTTGATTATAGGACCACCTTACCAAAGTTTTGATAAAATGTACATGTTTATTTTGATATTCCTACCATCTTCATTATTTTCTCGTCTTTATCACTAATTTGGCCCCATCGCCGTGCGGAGTCCAAACGGTTTTCATACCAAATTCTTCCATCTTCTTCTATGACAGTTACGTCGTATTCAGTGCACCGACGAAGCCAGCAAATCCGATCAGTTAACTTATTGTATCGAGCATGCAGTTTATCAAAATTTCCAAGGGCATCTATTTTTTCTCTAACTAGTGCTGCTTGGCATGGTGTGCTAAACCAGCATTCGCGATCATATTCATTGAATATATTGTAAAGAATTTCATCTGTGACGCGCATTGTAGTTCTCCTTGTTAAAGAACCATTATACCATGTTTTGAATATATTGTAAACAAAAAAATGGGCGACCCGAAAGCCGCCCATCATGCGTGTAGCAGGAGGAACCCCACCTGTGACCCTGCCTATTCCAGTCGTCAATTAAGACACTTGCCTCTTACACAGTTAAAACTGTATATCCACGCACCACATAGTGTACATCTATTTATACAAGTTCTACAGTCAATTCTAAAGTTTTTTCGCGTTCGGCTAAAAAAAATGCTGGTGTGTGGCCGTCAAACCCACCGCCAAAGTTCAGATGTCGAACCATTTCTTTGACTTTGGACATACGCACACCCTTGATTACAACCTGATCTGTCTTGGTCTCAAGGATATCACCGCTGTTTTCGCCAAATCCGCCACCGACATCGACGATCTTTCCAGTATTTACGATCTTATAGTTAACCATCAATCTTCTCCCATTTAAAACCAAAACAAAGTTCTTGCATCTTGCGATGAAACCAATTAGGCTCATTGCCTTCCTCGACCATCCACCAAGTATTCTTTAGTATCTGGCACTTCCATCTGTATTTAGGATTTTTGACTGTATTGACTATCCAGTCACGTCTGAGATTATCGATCATTTGAAACCTGCAAATTTAATTTTCTCAAACTTACTGACTGGTTTCGATTCATTCTCGAGTCGATAACCAGAGGCGGAGTTGTCGAAGACTGGTCGATCTTCGTCTTGCACAAGATCTTCTTGAGCAGATGCTTCTACATTATACAGACGCATTTTCGAATAGTCGACACCAATCACGAATCGCTTGTGTACTGAAGGATCGCCGTAACGATTCTTCAACTGCTTTACCATGATCTGATTGAGTTGACGTAGCTCTTCACTCGTAATCAAGGCAAACATAAAGTCGGCCGTTGCTGGCAGACCGAACGATTCAGATGTATCTTCGAGACCGACATCAGAGTTGCTGAAACCAGAACGATTAGTCTGAGTAGCAGAAACGATTGGCACGTTGAACTCGACGGCGAGGCCGCGAAGTTCTTCGGCGATCGCCTTGATGTAGGTGTACGAGTTCACGTTCGATCCCGGCTTGATCCTCGACGACGCACAGATGTTCAGATAATCGATGTAAATAATGTCGGGGATAAAGTTCTTCTTGATCTTCAATTCGTTCAAGAGATGTCGAAAGTTTGCGGATCCTGCGCATGCTGTTGGATACTCCTTCACAATGAGCTTGCCTTTTGCTCGTTCCTTGACTTTGCCTACCAACTTGTAGTAGATGGCTTGAGGTAGATCCTTCAGATCGTCGAGTGTTACACCGAGGAGATTGGCATCGATACGCTCGGCGATTCTTTCTTCTGCCATTTCCAAAGTGATATACAAGACATTCTGACCCGACATCAAGTTTTGAGCCGCGTTATGACACATGAACAATGACTTACCGACACCAGTACCAGCAAGAGCAATGTTCAGTGTCTTACGAGGCAGACCGCCTTGAGTAATCTTGTTAAAGAAATCAAGGTCGAAACCGATACGAACTTCCTTACGATGATAGAACTCATAGCGTTCTGCTGCATCATTCAAGAAGTCGTGGCCGATATGGCTATCGAAAGAAACACCGAGTGCGTCAGTCAAGATCTGAGGAATAGCACCGACTGAGATGCTATCCTTCTTGCTGTCGTCTACCAACTGAATAGACTTCATCAAAGCATTATACAATGCCTTGTCTTTACAAAACTTCTCGGTATTATCTACGAGCCATGCCACATCACGATCTTCAGACTTGTCAAGTCCAGAGACAACTTCTTTGGCAAGCTTGAACTGATCGTCAGACAGACCACCTACCTCGTTAAGATCAATCTCGACAGCAGATTTTGTAGGAAAGTTGTTATACTTTCCCACGTATTCATGAATGATAGAGAAGATCTTACGATCTACAGTGTCTGTAAAGTATTCTTCTTTGAGGAATGGAATGACCTTGCGGGCATAATCCTCGTTTTCAATAAGATTTCCAAATATGATGTGTTCAATTCTCATTCATCCTCCATCTCATAGACATCTGCCACTTCGTCTTCACTTTGCATAATGGCACCGTTTGCTGCAGCGTACTTCTTTTCAACGAACTCATTGAACTTAGGACACTGTAGAATAGGATGCCAGAAGTTGAAGTTATAAGTATCATTCAGGCGATACGACTTATCGGAGATTTCTCCAGTAGTCATATCAACCTTTTGGAACCAACCAACCTTTGGCTTGATCACGTGACCAGACTCGAGAGCCATGTCAAGTAGACCAGACCATTTGCTGATGCCTTCTTCCCATGATACTTCGATTGGAATCTTGCTCTTTTCTTTTACAAAGCGAGACTTCTCAACGTTGATGATGAAGTTGTAGCCAGTGACTTCCTTGCCATCTTTCTCTTGTTGACGACCAAGAATGAAGATGTTGTCAGCCGAATAATAGATGCCAGTGCCACCAGATACGACGGCCTTCGAGTACATCTCTTGAGTCTGATAAGTGTGGTTGACCACGATCAGAGGAATATCCTTGAGGTTAAGATGGGGCGTAACCATGCGGAAGAGCGACTTCAACTGTTTTGCGCGAGTCATATCGGCGGCTGAGTTCTGCTTCAGCGCATCTTCGACTTCCTTCTTCGAAGCGAGATTGCCGACCGAGTCGATCACAACGATGACACGATCGCCGCGCTTGATCTCTTCGAACTGATGCATAATATCAAACTTCAACTGTTCGACATCTGTGATGGGAGTATGGAGAACTCGAGATGTGTCGATGCCGAACGAGTCGAAGTAAGATTGAGGAGTACCAAATTCTGAGTCATAGAAAAGCATGACTGCATCTGGATACGTGTCCATGTATGCTTTCGCCATGAGAAGACTAAAAGAAGTTTTGAAGTGCTTCGATGGACCTGCCCAAATGGTCAGACCAGGAACGAAGCCACCATTAATTTTACCACTCAATGCAATGTTGATTGCAGGCACTGTCGTGCGGATCATGTCCTTGGCATTGAAGAACTTCGAATCAGATAGGATGTCTGAGTCTTTGATAGTTGTATTCTTACGAAGTTTGTTAAGTAGGTCGGACATAATTTCTCCTTGTCTGATTA